GATGCTGGTAATTTTTATACTGGTGCTACAGATGCTGATATAACTATTGATGGTGGATTTGATAATTCTGGAGTACCGCAAACTTTTACAGCCAAAAAAGATAAGCTAAAGATGATTTATTCTTTAGAAGATTGCTTAAAGCCATTTAGACCACGTTCTGGAATTAATAAAGCAACATATTTTAGTAATAAATATTTACCAAATCCTAATGTTGATGTATTTCAAAGACCAAGATATTATATGCCATCACGCTATGATCAGTTTAGATATTGGACTTCATATCGTACTGAAAATAATATTGAACGTGGTATTGCAAAAAATATTTTAAATGGTCAATATTTTATTGATGATGCATGTCCATTTGTTGTTTATAAAGATAGTATTCCAGCAAATAGAATTATTTTAAAAATGCAAACAAATATTGGATCAATTGATAAGGGACCATTTACAAACAGTGTATCTACTTTTAATGATCCATTTTATGGAGATACAAATAAAACAACACCAGTAAGATGGAAAGTACAATCATTATTAGGAAACAACTGGGTAGATTTAGCTACATTTAATGAGGGATCTATACGTGAAGACAATAATCCAATTATAGGTGCTGATGGATACGTTGAACTAGAATATGGACTAAAAATACCAGATATTTATAAAGATATTTTTATATTTGCAGAAAGACTTTCTTCTAAAACATTAAGACCAGAAAAAGCACCTATTGGTTATTCTTATCTTGTTGTAGAAACTGAAGGAACAGTTGGAACATTTTATATCTATACTGGAACTGGAACTGATGAAGGCTATGACTCTTTTACTCCTGAATATGGATGGAAGTTATCTAGTGAAGATGTAACCAATAATACAAGTTTTGTAAAAGATTTATCTTTCTCTGATTCATTTTTTGATGATAAAACTAATTTAGTTAGATCTAGAGAGTTTGAATTTGTTCGTGGTATTAGAGTTGTAGTTGAAACAATGAATAAGTTTGACTCTACCTTTGATCTTATAGAAATGTCTCCAAGGTTAATGATTGATTTATCAGATAAGGTAATAGATTATAAAATTACAAAAGTGTTATCTGATATTGGAACTACATCTTTGCCAGTTGGACAACTTTTAGCATCTACTGGACAAATTAATATTTTTGATGATGACCATTCTTTTAATGAAAATAATTCTAGTAGCATTATTGCTAAATATTTAAGAAAAAATATTAAGTTTAATTTTTATGAAACAATATTAAATGTTGATGGAAATGACTATTATGTTCCAATTAAAACTTTATATTCAGAAGGATTTCCACAATTAGATAATAGTGCAGGTACTGTTGCCGTTAATTTAAGAGATATGTATTTCTTTTTAGAATCAATGCCAGCACCAAGATTATTAATGACAGAAGTTTCTTTAAGCTATGCTGTTGCAACATTACTAGACTATATTGGTTTTAGTAATTATACTTTTAAAAGACTAGCAAATGAAAGCGATCCAGTAATACCGTATTTCTTTGTTGCACCAGATCAAAATGTGGCAGAAGTATTAAATCAAATTGCAATATCAACACAGAGTGCTATGTTCTTTGATGAATATAATAACTTTGTTGTAATGACAAAAAACTATATGATGCCAGAATTAACTGATAGAGAAACAAACCTAGTTTTAGTTGGATCAGATTATCAAGATAATACTGGTATTACTAAAAATAAATATATAAATAAACAACCTAATATTATTTCAATATCATCTGAAGATAAAAACATATTTAATGATGGTAAAATTTCATATACAACAAGATATATACAAAGGTCTTATGGGTCAATTAGACAGTCAAGTATGACTGATCAAGATAAAACTTGGATATATAAGCCAGCTTTGTTATGGGAAGTTTCTGGAACTGAAAATACAAAAGCTAAAAATGAAGTAGCATCAAAACAAGGTAATTATGTATTAGGCGCAATGCCATTAAATTTTGATTTAACATCTAACCCTCCTTCAGTTGTTAGAAATATATTAATAGATAATGTAATTGACGTAGGAGAAAATGTTTATTGGTTAACAAGATACCAGGGTTATCTATATGCTAATGGAGAAGTTATTAGATATGATGCTGCTGAGTTTAATATTACAGGTACTGGAAATGTTTGGATATCTGATAATCAAGAGTATCAAAAATATTTTGCTGAACTACCATTTAATGGAAAAATTTATCCTACTGGACTATTAAGAATTTTTGCAACACCATTTTATGAAACAATTAATGGAGTTACTAGACTTCAAAATGGTGCGGTACTAGAACATGGTCGTGGTCAATTTGGAACACCTATAACAAATCATACCGCTGGATTAAATACCTACTGGTCCAATAATGATAATGTTCGTGGTATTGACATGAAGACTGAATACCTATTTACAACTAAGTTAGATGAAGATGTTAATGTTCCAGCAAATGAAATAGGTGCTGCTGGAATAAACAATGTTAAAGCTAGACAAACATCAAGAAATAGTATTATTAAAAATTTTATGTCTGCTAACTATTTAACAGAGACTCAGGTAAATGCTTTACAGTCATCAAGAACTGGAACTATTCAGTCTTCTGCATTAGTTATGAATGGACCTACTTTTGAAACAACAGAAAACCCATTAAACTTTGTTTCTTATGTTTATAAGCCAATGAATAGTGCATACAAAAACTTTGGAACAAGAATGAGAATTGTTGGTAAGATTGAAAACAATGAAACAAGAACACAGACTCCAACTAACGCTATTCCATATTATCAAATTCAAGGAAATACTCCAAATCAAAATATAAATATATCTGGCGGATCTGGTGGATTAGCAGTTATGTTAAATCCAGATACAAATGTTGGATATTATTTTGAAATTATTGCACTAACTGAAGATAATATTCAATCATATCTAAAAACAAATTTACAGGGTCAATCAGAAATATCTATTAATAATGTTGTATTTTATAAAGTTAAAAAAGAAACTGGATCAACAAAAGCAATACCAGTAAAGCTTTGGGGTGGTCTTGCAAAAATTTTAGTAGATGACGGAAAGTTTACTGGTCAATATAGAATGGCTGGAGAAGAAAATCCAACGGTATATGATTTATCAATTGAGTATCAGGATCTTGGTAAAGTTAGAAGGTTTTATCTTTACATTAATAATAAACTAATAAAGATTGTAGATGATAAAGATCCACTTCCAACATATAACAATATGGCTTTATTTATTCGTGGTGGATCAAGATGTATGTTTGAAAATATATATGCATTGTCAGAAAATTACTCTCAAAACTCTGTATTTACCGTGGGAGAAACTTTATCATCTGTATTTGGTGATAGTCAGATAGATGCCAATGAATCATTTAGAAAATATGCCATGAGTGGTATTATTCAGGCAACTTATTTATCTGGTATTAGTTCTCAACAACCACCAAAATATAATATGTATTTTGAAGAGTTTGGAACAATTATGCGTGAATGTTCATATTTTGATATTAGATATGATCGTGCATATCCAGCACTTTATGCAAAACTATCACCAACATTTAATAGAATTAAAGGATATTCAGTATCTGGATTCCAAGCAGACTCGTATGGTGCAGAATTTTTAATATTTAATGCTACGGATAAGGCACTGGTACTAGATGAAACAACTGGAAACTATTTAAGAATTCAGGGTGTTACATTTACACAAGATACCACCCAAGAATTAACTGTAGATGAATATTTTAGAAAAAGGGGGAACCTGTCTGATCCTGAATTTATAGGTAATACAAATACTACATCATCTTTAGTAGAAAAAGAAAAATACAATCAAATTAAACTTAGTAGAATGACATATGGTAAAAAAGAATTTTCAATAGAAACACCATATATTCAAACTCAAGACGATGCATATTCTTTAATGGGATGGATTGTAAATAAAACAATGAAGCCTAAAAAGTCTATTGGCGCAAATATTTTTGCTATTCCAACATTGCAACTTGGAGATATAGTAACCTTAGATTATAAGAACAATGATAATATAGATATGGTTTCTCCATCTAGTTCTAGGTTTGTAGTATACAATATTGAATATTCTAGAAACATAAATGGTCCATCAATGACTGTTTATTTGAGTGAGGTGTAAAATGGCATCACCACAAGAAAATATGCAAGCAGCGTTAGACAGAGCTGAAAAGTTTAGGGCTGCTGGTAATTTAGAAAGAGCTGCGGTATGGGAAGCATCTGCCGATAGATATAGAAGAATTATTGATGCACAAGAAAGAATTGCAAAGGCTAAAGAAAATATTGAAGCAATTAAAGAAAGAATAAAAGAGTCTCAACAAAAAAGTAACGAAATAACATCTGGTCCAACTAAAGGAAAATACTCTATTGTTACATCAGAGCCCAGTGCTTCGTGCCCATCTGGTTTTGCAAGAGTTCAAATACATTTTTATAACGGAGTAAGAATTGGTCATGATACTTTAGGGTGTATGGAGGACACTCCAAGAGGAGACAACGGTGGCACAAAAGAAAGAAATTCTTATAACCCACCATCTGAAACAAAAGCAACTCCTCCAACACCTCCGCCACCTCCTCCACCTCCTCCACCAGTAAAAACAGCTCCTATTGATACAGTTCTTTTTGATGATTCAGCTGTTCCAATAGAAATAATGACAGATCTAATATTTGAAGATATTGGTGGTCAAGAGATTATTAGTATAGTTAGAAATGATACAGTTAACGGACAAAATATATCTTATCAACCTATTAAAAATATTTCGTTAATTCAGCAACAATATAATCCAAATAATATTATTGCTTTACAAGATACTTCAGATAAATACTTTAATAATTTTTATATAAAGCTTGGTAAAAAAATACCTACCGTTGGAAATGGCTTGAATGGAAATAATGTCTATTTAGATCTCATCACTGGTAATATTTTAATTGATACTATTAATATGGAATCAGATGAACAGGTAGAAACAGAGTTTCTAGTTGGTGGTACAATATATGAGGCGGAATTATAATGATAACAAATAAAGGTAAATCTATTATTGGCAAGTATATGCTTGGACAGGCTCCAGCATATGCCTCGTATATTGCTATAGGGTGTGGACCTAAACCATTAGATAATCTAGAGTCTTATGGAGATTATTCTACAAAAAATGTATTAGATTTTGAAATGCTCAGAGTGCCGATTTCATCTCGTGGATTTGTCAATGAAGGCGGTACAGACAAAATAGTACTAACAGCAGAATTACCTACAGAAGAAAGATATGAAATTACTGAGGTAGGTTTGTTTTCTGCAGCGTCTAATTCGTCTGCTGGCTTATATGACAGCAAAACAATATTAGCATTTACACAAACAGAAGGATGGCAATATCATACAAGTATGGCTGCAACTGCAATTCCAACAATAACATCGCCATTAGATGAAGATGATGATAATATTATTTCTACAACAAATAAAGTATTTCAGACAAATGCCAATAATAATATTTTTTATAAAACACCAAGATCAACAAGATATGAAAGATGCAGATTTTTAAATAATGTTATATTAATGCGTGGAGATGATGCAGATTTAACATTAGATTTAAATAATCATATTGAAATAAATGAAGGATCAAATCATATACATTTAACTGGTACTGCTGTTGATTTTTCTAAAAATGCTCCCACAGATTTATTAAAATTGGCATTTTCAATAGTTAGTAAAAATGGTGATTCAACAGATGTTCCAGATGAGGTTAGGATTCTTGTTGATTTTTCTGCAACAGACGAAGGTTCTGGAGAGTATGCTAGGTTTGAAATAGTACTAGAAAATGGTACTGGAGCAGGACAGTATGATTTTGAATCTAATAGATATTATGTCATATCAAAACAACTACAGGATTTATACATAAGTTCTTTATTTACATGGAATGCAGTAACTACTATTAAAATTTATGCTACAGCAGTAGTTGCAGGCTCACCATCTGATGATTACTATATTGCTTTAGATGCAATAAGATTAGATAATATTTCTAGTGAAAACCCATTGTATGGTCTAACTGGATATTCTGTTATTAAAAATAATAATGCAGAAACAATTCTGAAAGCACCAAACACTAGTAACTATATAGAATTTAGATTTAGTATTGGAGTATCATAATGGTTGACTCAGGTATTAAAAAAAGTATTATTAAAAATGCTGATCTTCCAGTTGTGTCTATAGATGAAGATGGTCTATATTATCAACTAAGATATAGAATTGTTTCAGAAGATAAAAATAGATTTTCTCATTGGTCTAATATAGAAAAAATATCTTTTCCATCAACTAGTCTTGGTGGTTTACCATATACATCTACAGAAAGAATACATTTAAATACTATTGGATCTTCTCCAACAACAATATTAATTACTTGGACATTTCCACAAGAAAATCAGTTTAATATTGATGCAAATATTGCAAAATATGAAAAGTTATTTTCTTTATATGAAACATTTGATATTTTAATTAGATGGAATGAAAATAATGCTCCAGATAATACAAATTGGACAGAGTGGCAGTTTGCTGGAAATATTAAATCTAAATCTTTAAGTATTCAGCATCCAGATCCATTGCCTGCACCATATAGCTATAAACCAAAACAAATACAGGCTAGTATACAGATCCCTAGCTTTAATAAACAGTTTGACGAAAGACTAAGTTTGTTTAAGATTACACATAATATATAAGGAGATATAATGGCAAAAGTACCACTACCAGAACGAGGTCAACCTTTAGATGTTACGTACATCTATCAGTTAGCTGATACAATTAATGATATTGCAACACAAGTTTCATCTGCAACCTATAACTATACAACAATAGATACTGTAACTGCAGGAAAACAAAGTATTAAAACATCTGATGCTAGAGTTGTAGGTGGAATAAATGTTGTAGCAAATAACAGTGCTGTTAACGCAGGAAATGAAAAACAATTTTCAATTTCATTTGATAGTGATTTTAAATTTCCTCCTATTGTTACTGCAACCCCAGTAAATTTAAGTGGTACTCCAGCAGGACAAAATGTTACAGCAGTTGTAACCTCTGTAACAACAAAGGGAGTAACTGGTATTGTAAGATTTAATACTACTGGTGAAGTATCAGTTTCAGTACATATTATTGCAATTGGAATTCCTAACTGATTATGATTAGTTGCAAGAAGTGCAGTGGTAGAATGTTTGTAGATAGACAATATAGCAATATTGATCATCTTGAAACATATTGTATTTCTTGTGGGTCTAGAACTTTTTATCATCCACCGTCTTCAAGTGAGGAAGGCAAATGGCTGCTTCAAACGGAAATGTTAAAAGCAAAACATACGATAGCAACGATATAATTGTTGGCAATAAACGTATTTGGTTTTTAAATAACGATCTGATTAGGCTTCATCATAGTTCAAGATCATCTAATATTGTAACTATTTATAATATTACACAGGGAAGATTTGAGTCTTGTTTGAGATCAGATTTTATTAAAAATAGAAAAAGAGCATACACTGTAGCACAAACTGCTAAACTTGTCAACAAGCATGTAAAACATATACCAAGATTAATTAAAAGAGGAATTATTCCAGCACCAACTGGCGCACAGCTTGGCGGTACTAGAGCATGGCAAGTAAGATCATATTACTCTGAATTGCAAGTAAAAGAGATACGTGATATACTTGCTACTATACATAGAGGTAGACCAAGAAAAGATAATTTAATAACAAATAACTCAGTTCCTAATCCACAAGAGTTGACACAAAAAATGGGTGATGGTATACTGGTTTATACAAAAACACAAGACGGTAGATTTATACCAATTTGGGGAGAGAGCATTAAT